AAGTGTTTGATTTAAAAAAATTATAAATTTAAAAAAATATAAAGATGTGTTTAATTAGCATATGCCCAAAGGGCACAGAAAAAAATACTAAAGAAGTACATAATTTTATTAGTAATGGATTCATTTCAAATACTGATGGAAGTGGATTTATGTACAAAAAAGATGGTACAAATAAAATTAATGTTGTTAAGGGGTTTTTTAACTCACAAGAAATGATAGATTACATATCAAAGCTTGACTTAGAAGTAAATGATGAATTAGTTATTCATCACCGTAATGGAACTTCTGGGTTAGTTTCTGCTGAGAATTGTCATCCTTTTGTAATTTCTAAAGATAACAACACTATTACTAACACATGTATTGAAACAGATAATCCATGTATTGTTCATAATGGAATGATATATGGTATTACAAATCAAATGTTTTTAAACTCTCAGTTTTCAGATACATTTGCTTTTGTTAAATACATTATGGCTGCTGATGGTGTAATGGAAATGTACAACAATTCATTTTCAACATTTGAACTACTAACAGATTCTTTTCTAGGTAATGATAAACTATGTTTATTGCATCCAGATAGAGATTTATCTACAGTTGGTAAGTACTTAACTGATAATGGATACTTACATTCAAACTCTGGTTATAAAGTTAATTATTATGATCGAGGAGGGTTTGCATATGGCGGTGGAAATTTTATGGACGCTGGGAAAGTTAAAAAAAGTAAAAAAAGACTTTCACCAGCGCATAAAACAGAAAATAAGTGCACAGTTAAAAAATTAGATAGTAGCAATGTTAAAATAAATAGTTATAATTGCACTCATTTCTTTTTCTGTAAAAAAGAGGATTATGAAACCTGGAGTTTTAATAAAGCTTCAGAACCACTATTTACATTTGAAATGCGTAGTTATGATAATTTAAGCTACTTACAAGTTCTTTATAATATAAAGGGTAATATTATTGGTAGAGCAGTAGCATTTGATTCTATTGAAAACAATTATTATTATATACCAAAAAATGACAAATATCTTAAAACATATAGTGATTATTTGTATTTAATAAAGAATTACCCTGATTATAGTAAGAGTGCTATAAAAACTCTTCAAAAAATAATTTCACAATCAAGTAGAAAATCACTTGACCCTGCTGAACTTAATCTTGAAGATATTTATTTTTCTAAAGCAGAAACTAAGTTTTCTTTAGAAGCATTAACTATGTACAAAGAATACCTTGAGGATAAGAAAGTTCTCAAGTTACAATTTAATTAAAAACAGCAAAAAATAATGAATAGTTTACTTATAAACGTAGATAAAATAATTGAAGAGGGTATTGGATTAGAGGCTTATTTTATAATACATTGTATTTACACTAATGACAAGGATTTGCTTTTTGATTATGTTAATAAATGCAAAAAAATAAATACTAATGTCTTCTTACAATTAGAATCTGATGGTTACATCTTGATTAAAGATAGAAAGTCTGACAATATATATTATGAATTATTATCTCTTACTGATAGAGGAAATCAAGTAGCGCTATATGCCCTCAAGTCATTATCCTCAAAATCAGAAAGTAATTTTGATGAATTTAGACAATGTTACCCTAACAGGGTTAAGAAAGGTGCAGGGACACGTCCTTTACACACTGACTTAAAACGTTGTAAAAGTTTATATGATAAGTTACTAATGGAAACAACTCATAGTATATTATGTAAGTGTGCTAAATTATGTCATAATGAAGCCATCAGATCTAATTCAGAAGAATACATGCAGAATTTACCAACGTGGCTGCATCAACGTAATTATATGATCTATGCTGATGAATGTGAAAATCTAAACATAGATGAAAGTAATTCTCAAATTACAAATTTAGATGCAATATGATGAAAGAAAGAATAGAAGCTGGATTATCAGGAGATTATGAAGGCTTAGATAATGGACTAGAAAGAATAAATAAGTATATCTTCAAGACTCAAAAAGCTTGTTATTATTTATTAGGTGGATTGTCAGGTAGTGCTAAAACAACATTCCTTGACTTTGTAATACTTAATGCAATACAAGATGCTGAAGCTAAAGGTATAAGTATAAATGTTATTTATTATTCCTGGGAAATTGATGAAACAACTAAAAAAGCTAATTGGCTTTCAATTCTTATTTACAAAAAATACAACATTGTTATAGCACCAGAAAAAATAAAGGGCTACGGTGAATTTAGGTTAAATGAAGATGAGAAGAAATTAATTTTTAGTGAATTAGATGAATTAGAAAGGATCTTTAAGAAAATAAACTGGATTTGGGAATCACAAAATCCAACAGGTATGTACAAATACTGGTGGGACTTTATGGGCAAAAAAGGTAAATATATTAAAGAACCTTATACTGATGAACATGATAAAAAACAAGAAAGAATTGTTAGTTTTGAATTAAATGATCCTAAAGAATACAACATTGTGGCAGGTGACCACTTAGCTTTGGCTAAAATTGAACGAGGATTCACTTTAAAACAAAACATTGACAAGCTTTCAGAATTCTCTGTAATTGCTAGGAATTTGTTTAAAATGACGTTTATATGGCTACAACAATTTAATCAAGGGTTGAGTAGTATAGACAGAATGAAATTTAAAGGCGCTGATATATCTCCACAGCAATCAGACTTTAAAGATACAACAAACCCCTACACAGATGCAGATGTTGTTTTAGGTTTAATGAATGCTTATAAAATGGACATGGATGCATGTATAGGTTATAACATCAATAAGCTTGGGACAAGTTACAATTTAAAAGATTCTTTTAGGATGTTAAAAATAATCAAAAACAGACTCAGCAGAGATAACATTGCAATAGGGTTATTGTTTATGCCTAAAACAGGAACTTTTAAAGAGTTACCAGAGCCAGATAAAATAAATAAAGAATGGTTAGAAAATAATTTAAAATGACAGAAACGATGAAGTTACCTACAAGTAAGGTAAAAATAGACAGAGTTAATCCAAAGAGACTAGTTATTTATTCTAAGCCTAAGACAGGTAAAACAACGTCTTATGCAGGGCTAGAGAATAATTTAATACTAGACCTTGAGGATGGTTCTGACTATGTCAGTGCTCTTAAAATTAAGGTAACTAGCCTTAATGAACTAAGAGACATTGGTAAACAAATTAAGGATGCTAATTACCCTTACACATACATTACAGTTGATACTGTAACTGTATTAGAAGATTTAGTAAAACCATTAGCTGTTAAAATTTACAAAGCCACTTCTATGGGCAAAAATTTTGATGGTGATGATGTAATAAAACTTGCAAATGGTGCAGGTTACATGTATCTTCGTGAAGCATTTTTTCAAGTTCTAGATTATATTGATACATTAGCTCCACATATCATACTATCAGGTCATATAAAAGACAAGCAGGTAGATGATAAAGGTGAATTAGTTCAGGCTGCAAACATTGATTTAACTGGCAAGATTAAATCATTAATTTGTAGTCAAGCAGATGCTATTGGGTATATGTTTAGACGAGGAAATGAAACATATCTTAGCTTTAAAGCTATGGATGATGTAACTTGTGGTGCAAGACCAGAACATCTCAAAAATAAGGAGATACTGTTGGCTGAAGAAGTTGATGGTGTTTACAAAACTTATTGGGATAAAATATATAAATAATTAATAATTAATAACAAATAAAAACAAACAATATGAATTTTAGTTTAAATGTAGATGATAGTAGTAATGAAATGTCAAACAATGTTGCATATCAAAAACCAGGAGTTTATGAAAATGTTAAAGTTACTGAAATAATCTCTGGCAAGTCTAATGTAAAGCAAACACCTTATATTAGAATGAAAACAGTTAATCAAAATGGTGAAGTTGGTCAATCAGCCTATATGTACTTATCATCTGAAAAAGGTGAAGGTAAAAAGACAGCCGCTTGGGATATTACTGCACGTAATATTAATGATTTAATCTGTTGTACTCATAATATGAGCAGAGATGAAGCTAAAAATATTGAATTAGTATCTTCTAATGAGACTAATCAAGAAAAGCAAATCTCAATGTTGGTTGATAAACTTTCTAGTTTATTAGTTGGACGTCCATTCCGTGCTAAATTTAAGGGTGAGCAAACTAAAGAAGGTGGAGCAATCTTTTCAACTCTTGATAGAGTAGAATCAATGAATGTTCCTTCTGTAGCAACTGGATTAAAGTTCAGTCCTGATAAAGATATTAAAATGTTTTTATCTCCAGATAAAGTTAATTCAAGTATTGGTACAGCAGTTAAAAATGATGACTTACCATTCTAATAATAAATAATTAATTAATAGCGCAGGTAAGAAATTACTTGCGCTTTTTTATACTTATGTTTAGCTTAAAAGGTGTTGAAAAGGAATTAACTTTAGAAGAGATATATGATAGCATAGGTCAATATAATTTATGGAAATATTATTGCAAGAATTTTCAAAAAGTAGATTCTTCTTTTAAATCTGAATTATACAATGATAAAAATCCATCATGTAGAATAAGATGTAACAAAAGAGGTAATCTAGTTTATAGAGACTTTGGAGGTGATAATAAAGACTATAGTGTAATTGACTATATTATGTTTAAATATAATTGTACTTTTAAAGAGTCTTTGAATATTATATTGTCAGATTTTGGATTAAGTGTATCTAATTTACATATTAATCGTGAAATGAAGGATTTAAAATTTGAAGAAAAACTATTAACAATAGTTAAAAGAAGAATAGAAATTGTTAGTCAGCCTTTCACTATTGCAGATTATGATTACTGGAATCAGTACTCAATACCATTAACCTTGTTAAATACTTATAATGTCTTTTCTTGTAAACATGTTTATATTTACAAAAATGATGATGTTTTTGTTTTAAATTATAATAAATTAAATCCACTATATGCCTATAGGTTCTATAATAAAAGTGGTTATAATCATAAAATATACAAACCATTAGAAAAGAATAAAGCTTATAAATGGCTAACAACAGGTTCTAGTATTGAAGGTTATGAACAATTAGATAAATCTTCAAACATATTAATACTTACAAAGAGTCTTAAAGATTGCATGGTTTACAGGTTATTAGGTTATAATGCTATATCACTTCAAAGTGAAACAACAAATTTGGATGAGTCCATTGTTAATGAATTACTTAGCAGGTTTAAAACAATAATAGTAAATTATGATAATGATGAAGAAGGAATAAAAAATACATTAAAAATTGCAAATGTGTATAATTTTAAATACTTTTACATCCCCAAATATAAAGACGTAAGTGATTATATTAAATCAATGGGATTATCTAGTACAAAAAGAATGATTAATAATCAAATAAAAAAAACAAATGATAAACAATAAATATAGAGTATCTTTTGAAATAACAGATAACTGGGCTGTTGAAGGCTTTAGGAATTTCATTAAAGTATTATTATCTGATGAAACTCAATTTGAAGTTTATATAATTTCAAATGATGACAGTACATCTTTAATAAAGAAAACTGGTGAAAACTTAGGTTTAGATGAAGCTCATGTTATTAGGTGTAACTTTTCAGATGATAAGTTAGAAGCAATCCAAAATAACAAGATTGATATTCATTTAGATAACTTACAAAGCTTTGTTATGTTAGTCACAGAAACAACTGATGCTTATGGTATTTTAATAACTAAAAATTTAAACAAATACTATTTAAAGCCAGATTACATTGTAGTTTTTGATAGACTATTACAACAAATAAAAAATGAAGAAAAATAAAGGAAAAATAAAGAATGCAGTATCTCTTGTTTCAAACGGATTAACTTTTAAATCTAAACTAGAACTATTTACTTATAATAAGTTAATAGAAGCTGGTATAATAGATTTTAAGTATGAAGAAAAGAAGTTTGTACTATTAGAAGCATTTGAATTCACTAATGAAAGTTATGAACTAAAAAAAGATAAATCACTTGTTGATGCTAGTAAAAATATTAGGAGCATAACGTATTTACCTGATTTTACAAATATAGATGATTTTAATAATGGCTGGGTTTTAGAATGTAAAGGTTATCCTAATGATGCTTTTCCACTCAAATGGAAATGGTTTAAAGATCATTTAGTTAGAAATAACTACAATGTAACTCTTTACAAACCTAATAATCAAGCTAATGTTCTCAAAACAATAGAATTAATTAAAAATAAATATTATGTTTAAAGTTAGTAGTAGTGAAATTGTAAAAATTACTAAAGCCCTTGAAAGAGCAGCTTTTGCAATAAACACCTTAGAAAGGTTAGGTCAAAACAAAATTGTCTTTCTAGAAATTAAGAAAGAAGTAAATGACCTAATAGATGAATTAAAGTCAAGGTATGAAATTGAAAAGTTCTCTGAATGGGATAAAAAAGAAGAATAGAATGAATAAAACAGGAGTAAAAGAAAGAGTAGCTGTTTATGATGGTGATTTTATTCCATTTTATGTATGCCATAATAAAAAAGATGAGCCTATTAAAACCCTAGAAGACTGCAAACAGCTTTGTGATGAATTTATCAGAAGCATAAACACTTTAGTGCAAGCAGATAGCTATTTAGGGTATTTAACAATAGGCAAATGTTTTAGGTATACTGTAAACCCAAACTATAAAGCTAATAGGAAATATACAGATTTGCCAGAATTTCTATATGATATTAAGCAATATTTACAAGATAATCATGGGTTTACATTTAATAGTGACTATGAGGCTGATGATTTAGTTGTTTCATTTAAAGCTAAAAACAGCCAATATGAGAGCATTATTATTTCTCCTGATAAAGATATACTAACTTCAGTAGATATTGCTTACAATCCACGTAAAAATGAGTTTGTGGAGAATACTGCTGATGAAATAAACGCTTACTTTTGGAAAAGTATGATTACAGGTGATTCTGTAGATGGAATTAAAGGAATTCCCGGCAAAGGTAAAGCTTTTGCTGATAAATTGTTACTTAACATTGATGATCAAGAGTCATTAAGAGGATTAGTGTTTGATGAGTATATTCTGCATTTTGGAGAATATGAAGGAATAAAAGAGTTTTACAGAAACTATTTAAGTTTAAAAATGATTGATGATTTAGACACAGGGGAATTAAAACTTAACAAAATAGAAAAAATAGACTTTTGTGAATAGGAGAATAGAAATACTAG